CATGACATGCCATTGGAAGAGTTCAAGCGTAAGCATGCAGCTCATGACCCTGAGGTAGATGGATGGAGGCAGGATGCCAAGCCCCATACGTTCAAGCCGTTGTTTGGTGGACAGATGGGAACCAAGAGGGAGATGGCATACTACCAGTGGTTCGGGGAGCATTACTCAGGCATAAGCAAGGCACAGCAGGGATGGATAGATAGGTGTCAACGTACTAAAGAAGTGAACATGATTCATGGGTTTACTTTCTTCTTTCCTGACTGCCATATGGGGCACAATGGGTACGTAGCGAACAGCACTAACATAAAGAACTACCCGGTGCAACACTTTGCAACAGCAGAGATAATACCAATAGCCGTGGTGTACATGTGGCATGCTATGAAAAATATGGAATCGTTCCTCGTGAACACCATACATGACTCAGTTATATCTGAGGTGCATCCCGATGAACACCAGCAGTTCAGGGACTACAGCTTGCATGCGTTTACAACGTGTGTGTATCACTACCTTAAGGAAGTATACGGAGTTGAGTTCAACGTACCGCTAGGCATTGGTGTGAAGATAGGTGACCCTAACTGGGGTTCAGGTGAAGAGCAAACATGTGTACCTCTACCACCATATGACATGGATGGTATAGACTACACCCAATTGATAACGGAGTGGACAAATGGCTAAGATAACTACCAAGATTGAGCATACGTTAGTACTAGATGAACAGGAGCGCTTGACTTTGATAAGAGCTTTAAGATACAAAGCATCTCGCGTAACAAATCACGATGAGGAAGATGCATTGATAACCATATTAGTAGGGGTAAGTGATGGCATGGCTAAACGAATGGCAGTAAGGCTAATCAAGCGAGGCTACAGTGGACTGGATGGGTGCCCCTTGGGTACTGAGTTCAAGGCAGTCAAGTACATAGTAGAGGATGTACCTCACCTCAAGTGTGTGTATATCAGAGGCAGCAGCTTAGCCAAGGCAACAGGTAACACGATTGCATGGCAAGAGAAGCAGTACCTATTTGTATTAGGTAAAGACAGCAGCGCATTTGAGGAGGTAGTATGAGACTATCAACACAGCACATCCGAGTAACACAGGGACATAACATGTTTCAATTACATCGTGATGGTAAGACAACATGGATAACTGAGGGTGATAGTAAAGACCAGCACGCATCCCATGTCATAGAGCATGAGTCAGTACGTGCAGCGAAGGCTCTCTTCGGTGCCATCACAACAGCAGGTAAGTAGCATGGCTAAAGTAAAACTAATAACGAGCGGTGGTTACAGAGGGCTTGAAGCAGCAGTGGGTAAGACCTTCCAAGCTACCAAGTACCTAGGACACTGGAACATTAAAGGTTCAGACTTAGAAGAAGTCGGCTGTACTGTACGCATGGAGGAGTACGCATTCCTTCAACGTGAAGTGGAGGTGATACCATGCCTTATGCACGGATTGTAACCATAGGCAGAGGTACTGCCATCCGTACAATTAAGCTAGCAGATGGACAGACTACGGAATCTGTTGACCACATAGCAGCCACGTTGTCTAGCATCATAGAAGAAGAACGAGACATCTTGAAGGTGGAGGTAGATTATACGGGCTGCAACAACAGTGATACTATCTCACGTTATGACCCATAAGTATGTCAAGCGACAGACCAAGAACAACATGCACCTGCCTAGTCAGGATGCAGCAGTAAAGAAAAGGTGGACAATAGCAGACATGCAGTATATGCTAACTCACCACAAAGATATGTACATAGATGACATTGCCCTGCACTTAGGTAGGACATTGAAAGCAAGTAAAGATAAAGCATTCCTCATGGGATGCAGTATCAAATCAAAAAGTGAGAACTTATGAGTGACCATGTAGTCGGCATAGCCGCAAAGATTACCAGTAAAAAAGCAGGCAAAAATGACAACCTTATCTATAGCGTGTGTATAGAAGAGGAAGGTAGAGATGATGAATGGTTTGGCTATGGTTGGGATGAGCCAGAGTTCACCGAAGGTGCAGAGATTGAGTTCGACATCGAGTACAACGGTGACTATGCCAACATTGATGTAGGCACCCTGAACATCATTAAAGATGGTGCCCCTAAGCGTAGCAGTCGTGGCAGTAGTCGTTCATCAGGTGGTGGACGTAGTAGTCGCAGCAGTAGCAGCTCATCACGAGGTAGTAGCTCTCGCAGTAAGCCAGCTGCTAAGAGTCGTGGTACATCCAGTGGTGGTGACACAGACAAGGATAAGATGTGGGCAGATAAAGATAAGATGATTCGTAGACAGGCATGTATGAATACAGCCATCAAGCTTGTTACCTTGCTACATTCAATAGGTGTACTACCTAAGCCAGCTAAGAAAAGTGAAGGCTATGATGCAACAGTAGCACTGTGTGATGAGGAAGCTGAACGTTTATACGACCAGTACGAGGAGCAAGTGTACGGGGGTGGAAGCTCTAAGCGAGGCAACACACGAAGCCGTGAAGAATACTCGGACGACATCCCGGACTAGCCTGCCGTTAGCACAGACAACAGAGCTATATACAGGTGACATGGTGGAGCTGGTGGAATGGAACAAGAAGACAGAAGGGGTAACCTTTCAAGTCACGGCAACCAACAGCCCCATACAGTGTGAGTCTGGTGTCATGATTACCATAGTACACGGTAGCCAAACAATGACAGTAGACAGGCACTGGCTCACTCTTATATGCAAGGCAAGTGAGATAGATTTTGATGATGACATACCCTTCTAGGAGATAGCATGGATAACATAAGACTAAGACAACTGGTAACAGAGTTCGTAGTACTGGCAGTTGATGCCATACCAGATGAGGAAGAGGAGGAGTTCACTGTAGCTGAGATGACTAAGAATTGGGCTGCTGACCCTGAGTGTATGCTTAGTCCTATGTTCATAGGGTACTGCTTAGGGGAGGGGGAGGACATCAATGCCTTCTCTCCTGAGGCACTGCACTTAGCTGTGCTGTCATCAGCAGAACTACAAGCAAGCAACGTAGACTTTGATTGGATAGGAGAATGTGATGCCACGAGTAAGCCGAATTAAGAAAGAGAAGGTACTCATTAACGATGCCGATAGCAGCGTGTATGCCATTGGTTTCATGACACAGCAGAAGATGCATTACCTAACCGATAGCAAGGGCAAGATACAAGGACAGTGGAAGCTTAAGACAGAGCTTAACAAATGGCAGAAGGAACATGACCCTATGAAGTTGCTTGACTATGACTTCACGGAGGACATACAGCCTAAGAACTTCGCGTTGAGTTCAGCTAAGAACTTTGTTAAGAATATCCTAGCATTCACAGGCTGTCATAGGTCAGTGTTGTTGTTAACCAAGGGTGGCAATTGTTTCCGTCATCACTTGGCTACCATCCAGAAGTACAAGGGTAATAGAGATAAGCTAACCAAGCCACATCATTACGATAACATCCGTAACTATTACATTGACCATCATGGAGCTAAGGTGTACGACAAGTGGGAGGCAGATGATGCAGCTTGCATGGCACTACACAGAGGCAGTGGTATAGATGGGGTAGAGTATGTGCTGTCTACTATTGATAAGGATTTAGCACAGCAAGCAGGGCTGCACGTTAACCCTAACAAGAAGGATGAGGGTGTGTATGTTATCACTGAGGTAGATGGATGGCGTAACTTCTATCACCAGATGCTGATGGGTGACAAGGCAGACAACATCAAGGGACTGAGTGGTAAGAAAGGACATCCCGGCATTGGTAAAGTTAAGGCAAGCAAGCTACTAGAACCAGCAGGGGATGACATCAGCATGATGTGTCAGATTGTATACGATGCATACTGCATACGCTATGGCTTGGAGCCGTTCAGCTATGCCCCATGGTGGATGGACGAAGAGACTAACCCGGACAATGAGTTCTATGGTGTCAAGCAACAGGTACTCACAGGCACAGCAATGTCCATGTTCAGAGAGAACGCAGATTTATTATACATGTTACGTACACCTACTGACCAGTACATGCCACACTGTCGCGTGCTACTAGACCAGTGGACTAAGTACCCCGAAGGTACTGTTAATTATTACATTCCTGTGGAGGAAGATGATGAAACGCAATAAAAAAGCGACTCAGTATAAAGCTAAACAAGCAGCAGATTTTGTACCAGTAGACCAAGAGAAGGACAGACCTAACGTAAGCATTAAGGCATTGAATGAAGGGCAGGCTGAGTACATTGATTCATGTAAGAACTGTCCGTGTACCATAGCAATAGGTAGTGCAGGTACAGGCAAGACCTACGTAGCGGCAAGCATAGCAGCACAGGACTTAGCGAATAGAGATATTGATACTATCATACTGTCTCGACCTAATGTCCCAACAGGCAAGAGCCTAGGTGCCTTCCCCGGTACAGTAGAAGAGAAGATGGAACCATGGTTGATGTCTATCACCACTACATTGAAACGACAGTTAGGTGCAGGGTTCTATGAGCTGGCAGTTAAGCGAGGTCAGATACAGATACAACCAGTTGAGACTATTCGTGGTCGTTCGTTTGACAACGCAATGCTACTGTTCGATGAGTCACAACAACTGGAAGTGGATGAGCTTAAGGCTATCGTCACACGTATCGGTAAGAACTCACGGCTCGTGTTGATGGGTGATGTAACCCAACGTGACAACACAGGCAAGGGACTTGAGTACTTGATTGACTTAGCAGACAGACACCACCTACCAGTGGAAGTACATGAGTTCAGCAGTGATGACATAGTACGTAGTGAAACGTGTAAGATGTTTGTCAAGGCATTCGAGAAAGAGGCAGAGCTTAATGGACAATCAAAACAAGTTTAAATTCTTCTCATGGTTTGCTGTATTAATTATGGTGATGACATGGGGTGGCATACTCGTAAGGAGTGGCGCAATTGGCTAAAGTAATTAAAGATGCAGATGGCATCAAACATTTAAGAGGGGCAGACAGTGCCCTATGTGGCAAAGAGATTATCGACAACGCTGTGTATGATGACACACTCACCTGTCCTGACT